TGCAACGTCGGCAACAGCCAGCGCCACCGCACCAGTTCGCCCCGCCACCGACTGAACTGGAGCTGCTGCTGCTGCCTCCGCTGCGGTGGTGTAGACGGGGTGGGGATCTGCCGCTGCGACGTGGGCTGCCACTGACGCCGCTGCGGTCCCTGTGGCGTCTGCGCCCACTTGAGCCGCTGTTGGCATTGCGTGCCGGTGATCATTGCGGCTGGCTTCTGTGCCAATGCCAGCGGCGGCAGTGCCGAGCGCCTGGGGTGTGGCATCGCTCAGTGATGCGCCGCCAGTGCTGGGATCGAACGGGAGATCGTTGAATGCTGTGCCGGTAATAGTTGTGCCGCCGCCAGTGACGACACCATCACCGGTCTTGGTGCGGCCGGTGAAGCGACCGGTGGAGCTGCTCTTTTCGTGCCACCTCTCGCCCTCGAGCAGCACCGGGTTGCTGCTTGTTACGGCAGCCAAGGTGCTGAATAGCTGGCGGACCCTGTACGCGGTGGATTGGTAGATGGTCACAGGAAATCACCGTCCAGGATCAGCACGGGCACCTGCTCGGCCGTGGTTGGCTGCAATGGAACCTTGGACCAGGTGCCATCACCAAAGCGCTGCGGCTGGACCTCTGCCTTGAAGTACTGGCCATCAACGATCAACGTGTCGCCATAGGCAAGGCCGCCGAACTCAACGGTCAGCACCTCAAGCAGGTAATCAATGACGGTGACCTCACCGCCGAAAATCATCTCGCTGTTCTGAGACAAAAAGCCCCGACCGGAAACAGCGCCAGCAACAACGCTGACGCTGCCCAGGCGGTCAAAGGCGACCCGATTGGCTGCTGCCGATAGGGTGCCCCAGCCCATCAGAAGGCGCCGTTGAGGCGGACGTTGGCGCTGGTGTCACCAGAGGCGTAGGCGGCCACGAACACGCCGATCAGCGTGTTGCTGGTCGAGGTGGCGGTGACGTTTTTGTTGGTGTTGTCCCAGTAGGCCTTTGCGCCAAGGGTGGCAGCACCAGTGGCCTTGGGCAGGGTGTAGACGCCGCAGAGCTGGAAGCTGCCGACCTCGGCGTTGGCCAGGGCGGTGACGGCAACACCGAAGATGGCGCCGATCAGGGCACCACCGCCAGAGGCGACGGCGTACGGGGCGGGGAGGGCAAGAACCTCACCCGGTTGGATGGAGTTTTTCACGGGGTTACCTCAGGGGATGAATGAAGAAGGGCCGGGGTTACCGGCCCAGATGGTCAAGATCAGGCGCCAGTCGAGCGGTAGAACGCCCTGAAGTCCTTCACGGCGCAGCCGAAGTCGAAGCGAGCCAGCAGGGTCAAGCCGTCAGGATCGCGCTCAAGACTCGGGGTGATGGTCGGGCCGGGTTCGCCAGCCAGGTAGCCGTAGACCAGGCCTTCGACCCGATTGGGTGCGGCGATTGCATACCATTGAGTGGCGCTGCCATCGAGGCGAGGCTCGACGATCAGCTGCATGGCGCCCGCATAAACGTTCGGCCCGTTCTGACCGGTCAGCGATGCAGGGGCATAGCCAGTGGGATACAGGAACTGCAGGGCCGTGGCTTCCAGATCAGTCGGCACCACCAGATAGTCCGGGGTCAGATTGACCGTGACGCCCGAGATATCGGTCTGCTTGCGCATGGCCTTCTTGGCCGAGTTGACACCAGCGATGCCGATGACGCCCGTGCCGGTGTTGTTGTGGCCAGAGGCAAACAAGGCCTGGCCATCAACTGAAGTGGTGGCGTTACCGGTGATCAGCGCCCAGACCAAGTTGGATTCCAGGCGACGGAAGCCGCGACCCAGATATTCAGGCGTGCGATCAAGAGCACTCAGATCATCATTGATGATCGCCTGGCGGGAGATCGTCACTTTGCGGGCATAGGTCGCCAGCTTCCAGGTGGCCTGGGCTTCCGTAAGTGTGCCCTTCTTGTACTCGCCGCCTTCAAGCAGAAGCTCAGGCGCAAGATCAGCAGCCAGCACCAGATCGGAGGCCTGCTTGAAATCGGGCAGATTGCGCTGACGAGCCAGGGGCTTCCAGGTGTGGGGCTCCTCCTCGTAGGCGGCGGTCAGGGTCTTGCCGGCCAGGTTGCTGAACAGCAGCGGGAAGTCGCTCGTGCTTTGCATAGCCATCGCCACCAGGTCACTCTTGGAGCGGCCGGCGGTATTGATGCCACGGCTCTCGGCGAAGATGCGAACCACCTCCATCAAGCTGTAACCCCGGTACTGCTTCCCGGCGTCACTGATCTCGGTGCCGGGGTTGATCCGGGCCATCAGCATGTCGCCGATGCCAGCCATCACCGAATCACCAGCATCACGGGTGACCTGGATCCGGGCAGGGTGCCCAGCAGCACCGGCGCGACCCTCGACGACAGAAGCGTGAGCGGACACGATCTCCATGGCCACGTCGGTGAACGGCTTGCCGCCGTCAACCATGGCCTGGACCACCTCAGCGCTGAGTCCAGCCGAAGCAGCACAGCGGCGGATATCGGTCTCGCGGCGAAGGCCGGCGATCGTGGCAGCGTCAGCAGAAGGGGAAACAGGCTCGGGAGCCAGAGCTTTGACGGTCACAGCCTCAGGCGTGGCGGCTGCCACAGGCTGCACCTCAGTGGTCGCGGCCGGTGCGCCCCCGGCCTGAGATTGCGAAGTCATTGGAATCAGGGAGGGATTGGGGTTTTCCTCTGCGCTCAGGCTAGGGATTGCAGCCCAGCTCATTAGCAGGGCTGCCGGGGGATTGCGGAATCGATCAGCAGGCAGTGCCGGCACGCTGGCGCGAACATCAACCGGTGCCGCCTCCTCATCAGCCAGACCAGCTTCAACAGCGGCGGCTGCGCTGAACCATGTCCCGGCTCCACTGCCGGCCGCCATCCACTCATCTACCTGGGCTTCAGCAGCACCGCTCTTGCGGGCATAAGTGGCGCGATAACTGGCGGAGTATGTGTCAAGCAAGTTGGCCGAAGTGCGCAGGGACTCCGCATCACCGGCGGCCATGCTCCAGCAGTTGTGGATCATCAACAGCGAGTTCGATGGCATCACCACCCGATCGCCAGCCATTGCCACCATGGACCCGGCCGAGGCTGCAACGCCATCAATCACGATGGTCTTCTTGCCCTGGTAGCGGGCCAAGATGTCATGTATCGCCAGGCCCTCCCCAGCATCCCCGCCATAGCTGAACAGGTTCACGGTGATGTCCCGGCCTCCGGCCGTCTCCAGGGCCCGAGCTACATCGGCGGCCAGTACATCGACGCCAACGTCCCCATAGAGCCGCAACACCGGCGCCGTGGCCGCTGCTTTTACCGTCACGCCAAGAGTCATTTGCCCAGATAGTCGCTGGCGTCAGGCTACGGAGCCTGAGTCGGATTGACCGTCGCGCCACCTGTTCCACCACCGTTGCCAGACTGCTGCGCCTGGGCGACACCGGAATCGCTGACCAGACCAGGATCCACACTCAGGGTCAGGCCGGCGGCCTTGGCCCGCTCCATGTCGGCGCTTAGCTCGGCGATGACCTCTTCTGGCACATAGCCGAAACTGCGCTGAACCTCAGACAGGCTCATGATTCCGGCTCGCACGGCGCCGATCAGTGCTGGGATCTCCCGGGTGGGATCGATCATTTCCCGACGCGGCGGGGTATGGGTCCAGTCCATCGGACCCTTCAGCAGGCCCACCATCCGGGCCATCTCGTCATGCCATCGGCACACCGGGGCCAGCATTCCAGGGACCGAAACCTTGCCGCGCAGGTAGGCGATTCGGCGAGAGAACTCCAGCCAGCCGCCACGGAAGCTGCTGTAGTTGACGTTTGAGAGATCGCCAGTGAGGCTCTCATAGGTGATCTCATAAGCCGCCGCCACAGCATGGGCGTATTCGCGGTGCGTGCTCACGAAATCGCCGGAGCTCGGCGGACTGAAGGCCTCAAAGTTGCGACCTGGGGGCAGGTGCTCCACCGCTCCAGGCTCGATGGTGTCGAACTCAATGCCGGTTTTATTTGGATCCTGTTCGCCATCCATGTCGGTGACGACGCCAAAGAAGCAGGCGGCGATCTTGTCTTTCATCTGCTGAGCAACCCTGATGTCGCCCATATCGCGCAGGGTCAGGATTGCCGCAGTGCCAAACGGCAGCCCCATGCGCTGACCAGCACGGCGACTATCAAAATGCAGGCTGATCTCTTCCTTCGGCACAAACGTGCTCTGCACCCTGATACCTGTCGCCAGAATCATTTCCCCCGGGTGGTTTTCGCGGATCCAGTAACCCTGCAGCCGGCCGGAGCTGTCAAACTGCTGGCCGAACAGGATGTCGCTGCCGTTGTCCCTATTGAAGTCCAGCCAATCGGGCTCAAGCATCTGCACCTGAAGCGGCACGATTCCGTAACGGTCGAACAGCTCAGGATTGACCCGCTTGCGCACCAACACCGCACCGCGCACGGCGGTGGTCCTGGCACCTACAGCCTGATTGCCATACCAATCATGAATGCCGTAGAAGTCGCTCTCGGGCGTGTCAGCCCAGCGCTTCCACGCCTGGTTATACCGGCGGGTCGCACCATGCGGAGTGCTCATGATCCCATCGCCGATCCAGTTATTTGTGATCACGCCAATGGCCCTGGAGGCGTAGGCGTCGTTATCGGCTAGGTCCTGGTGACGCTTGACCAGCCAGTACCACGCCTGCCGCAAATCGCTGTTGGGGCCGCTGTTACTGGCCCACCATCCGCTGGTGCGCCGCGTCTCCTTTGCCGCCTCAAACTCGCCCAGCACGCGCCGGGCGCTCTCAATATCCCTGGCCTTCCTGCGTTTCCCCATCAGGTAGGCCTCGTCATCCCATAGTAAGTGCGGCGCAGTCGCACAGTTGTGGTTGGCTCCAGCTCAGCAGCCATGCCGGATTCAATCCGGCGCATCTCATCGAGGCTGCGATAAGTGAGCATCCGGCCATCACTGAACCGCACCTGCAAAACGCCTTCAGCGATTGCAGCGCGAAGATCCGCCAGCTGGGTAGTGGTATAGGCCATGGTTCAGGCTACCGAGCCAGCCAGCCACGGCGGCTGGGTTTGCTGGTGGCCCCATCACCGTTGAGCCAGCCGCTGCGGCGTTGCTCATCAGGCTGGGGAGGCTGAGCCTGGGCAGCCGTGGTGGACTTGGGCAAGGCGGCTTCCAACTGGTCCCAGAAGGTCGAGCGGTTGTAGCGGCGGGCCACCAGCTGCAGGGCGGCATAGGCCATGCGCGTGCAGTCGCCGGCTTCGTCATGCGCGCCAGCCGGTAGCACCCAGTTGTAAATGGTCTGGCCCTTGTCGCGCTTGGGCATCCGCTTCCACGGGAACAGCTCAGCCAGGAACTGATCGGTCGAGCCTTGGCCGAAGTGCAAATAGCCGGGGCCCGGCTGCTCATTGCGTAGGCGGCCCTGCAGATGGTTGACGCTGGCGTCATAGCCGACGTTGAACAGCATTACGCCTTTCTTCGTGATGCCCTGGTTCTTGCGGTTCACGTCCACCGGCACGCCCTTGCCAATCAGCGCTTTTCCTTTCTGGTGGGCTCCTTTCATTGGCACCCAGCTTGAGGCGCGGCTGCGGCACCAGTCGCGCACCTCATGGGTGGCATAGCCGCCGTCATCAATGCCGCCCATGGTCAGCCGGAGCTCGGTGCCATCGGCGCGGCGCCATCTCGTCTTGGCGATCTGGTCAAGCTGAACCAGCGTCTCCGGCTGTTGCGGGTCGCCATCAATCTCCCAGTGGCCCAGGTGCCAGCCTTCCTCACCACGGCCCCAGCCCCAGACCGTCAGCACCAGCCGCTCGCCGGTGGTGCCGCCGCCGCCCTGCACGTCCACGCCAGCGGTGAGCAGCAGCACGCCATCGGGCACCGTGCCCTCGGGGTAGCCGTTGCCGTCTGCTTCGTTCTTGCGCCGCTGAGCCAGGCCATCGCCGGTGAGCTTGCCACTGATGGAGTCTTCCCAAGGCTCACCGAGCACGGTGTTGTGAAAGGTCTGCATCGCGTCGGGGTCACCCTTCCGCATGGCATCCAGGGCCTCGGCGTGCTCACGCACCAGCACGGTCCAGTCCGCTGCGGGGCTGTAGCTGTAGGCGGCCCAGATGTGGAAGCTCACCAGCCCCGGCTGCTGGCTGATCGCCGTGGGGCGCCACTCGCCGCGCTCCACCATCCATCGCTTCTTGCTGTGCGGGATCGGCTCGGCACAGTTTTCGCAGCCGTAGTGGCCGGCGTGCTCACCCTCGCGGATCATCTGTTCCCAGCGCAGCACTTGCATGGCCTGGCAAAAGGGGCACGGCACATAGAACCGCCGCTGATCGCCGCGCAGAAAGGCTTCCTCTGTCTTGCCACCGGCGAAGATCGGAGTGCCACCCTGGCCGATCTTGCGGTCCCAGTAGTAGTCCGCCCGGTTGCGGCCCAGCTTGATCGGGTCGCCCTCGTCAAGCTTGGGGTAG